TTGTAAGGTGACGGAGGTTACAGCGCGGGCGCACGGGTGACGGGAGATGGGATCACCCGTGCGGTAGTTGTTGAATCAGTTGGTGCTGATTACGCGAGAGATCGTCGTGGTCGTGGTGCTCGCCACCACAGTTCGGCCGACCCAGGTGATCGTCCACGCGGTCAAGAAGACCACGCTGAGGCCGATGAAGTGGGCGTCGAGGAAGTCGATGATCCCCATGTTACGCGGCTTCGGCGGTGTCGGTGGTCTTGGCAGACTTGCCGATCTCGTTCGCGATGCCCTTGGTCGACTGCCCGATGAGCCTGAGCAACGTGCTGTCGGTCTCGTTGTCGGCGAACATAGCCAGGGCGGCGATGATGAATGCCTGGTCGAAGAGCATCGCTTTCACGATGTCGCTCTCGACATTGGCGTCACTGAGCTGTTTGACCTCGGTATCGCTCCGCGCCCCGACTGCGACGAGCGCGGCACAGAGGGGCTCGCCAGCCGCCAACAGCGTCTTCTTCAGCGCGGTCAGAATGATGGCGTTGTTTCCGAGAATGGTATTGGCTTCGAGCATAGTAGTCCGTCCTTTTGGTGGCGTGAGGGAATGGCAGCCGTCAGAGCGCCCCGTTCTCTGACGGCCGATAGACGTTACGGCTGCGGCTTCGGCGGCTGCCAGGGCATGGTCGTGACGAACAACCGGCTCTGGAAGGGCTGCGCGAAGACGGTGACTGCGCGGATGGTGTCGATGTCGCTCTCCGCATCGGCCGCGTTGCCGCGACGATCTGCGCCGACGATCAGGCCTTTGCCAGCGAACGGCTGGTGGCCTGTCGCCATGTGAAACCAGCGCTCCGCGTTCTTCATGATGCCCTCGTCGTCGACGAAGATCGCATCGCGCCCCTTGAGGACGCCCGCGTAGGCCGTGGTGAACGTGGTGACCGGCATGCTCTCATGCGACAGCACGCGGTAGTAGGTGTTGATATCGTCCCCGTCGACCTCGACGTGTTCGATCTTACAGGCGAAGGGGTCGATCAGGATGGCTTTGACATTGGGCATCGGCGTGACTTTCGCTTTGTGAGTCGATTGTGAGTCCTGTGAGTCGAGTTAGGTATTTCGACTCACAAGATCAGCGTCAAGGTGCTAGGCGGCGAGGCCGAAAAGCTTGCCACCGAGGGTTTCGAGTTCGACGCGGTCATCAGTATTGGGAAGCTCCCGAGCGATGGCGGTGACGCCTTGGGTCACGTCCCAGATCGTGCGCGCCTTGCGGCCCTCTTCCCTCTCTACGGCTTCGAGGACGGAGCGAGCACGGCTGCGCGAGAGGCCGCGATTGTTGAGCCAGTCTACCATCTCGTCGTCGTCCTGCGCGATCTGCGCGGCCTTGGCGTTCTGTACGGTCTGTACAATCTTCGCGTCTGACGCCTTGGCGTACTCGATCAGGGCGGGCTCGACTTGGCGAATCCATCGCTCCGGTGCGCCCTTGGTATGCGAGATGCGGACGGTTTCGATGTTGTCCGCGCCCCAGATGATGCGGTTGCAGCACACGCCACGGAAGAGGAAGGCCTTGAGCCAGAGCGACGACTTGCCGACCTCGGACTGCGAGATGATGAAGCCGCGATACATCACGTCGTCCATGCCGTCCTTCGTCTTGCCGACGACGATGGGGCGATGCGGATCGGTGAGGAAGATGAACATGTCGCGGTCGCTCATGAAGAGCGTGGTCGTGTCCGTGGTGACCGGGTGGAAGGGGTCGTACATCATGGTCGACCATGACATCATGCCGGGCACGCGCCAGGCCGCGTCGTTCGAGACGCCGTCACCGGCGATCTTGCCCACGGCTTCGATCACTTCGTGGTTCGGGATACGGCCATAGTCGGGGCCGGTAGCCGCTAATAACTGCTTGTCCGACGTGTAGAACTTAGCCTCGGGATTGGAGCGGTTGTTGCGGAGGCCGTACATCACGGCGTCGGCGACGATGGGCGACGGAAGCGTGCGCAGATAGGACGGCGGAGCACCCGCGAGCTGCGAGAGCTGGCCGAACGACCAGTGCGAGAAGTTGAAGCTCTCGAAGCCATCGCCGACGTTCAAACCGACGCGGAGCTTGTTGAAGTCGTCACGAGTCTGCACTTCGGGCGTAAGCAGCTCGACGTTCTTGACCGCTACGACCTTCTCGCGGGAAACAAGGGACTGAGACCTCGCGTGCCTCCACATATCACGGAGAGACAGGAAGCGCTCGTCGGCCGGGCGACGCATCCAGTTCATGGAGGCGTCCATGATGGTGGTGCCCTTGGAAACGTCGACGCGGCCCGCGTTGATCGGCTGAGCGTCGACAGTCTGAGCGAGAGAAACAACGGTATTCATGGCGTTTAGTCCTTTCGGTTGCGTTGGGGCTCCCGCTGTGTGTGTGTCAGGAGCTTGGTAGGAGTTCTACCTGACGATTCTAGCAAACGCAATCCCCTCACGAAGTTATTTTTGGTAGGAGAAAAAGTTGACAGAACTAACACGCCGACCATATGGATCGGTCCAATCGTCAAAGCAGTGGGGAAATATGAAAGCTTATCTTGGGCTCGACCTCGGCACGTACATGGGGTGGGCGCGCACCGACCTGTTCCCTGGGAGCGGAGGGGTCTTCTTATCAGGCGCATGGGACTTCGACATCACCCGGTTTGATGCGCCGCCCGTCCGCTACCAGAAGTTCGAAGTGAAGCTGCGCGAGCACTGCGTGCTCGGGCTCAACATGGTCTTCTACGAAAAGATTCTGCGCCACAAGGGCACGACAGCGGCCCACGTCTACGGCGCATTCCTGAACAAGCTGCATGAGGTCTGCGACGAATACGGCGTTCCGTACATCGGCCTCAGCGTTCAGGAGATCAAGAAGTTCGCCACCGGCAAGGGCGGCGGACCCCAGGCCACCAAGGACAAGATGATCGAGGCCGTCAAGCGTTGGGGCCACAACCCCCAGAGCGACGACGAGGCCGATGCCATCGCGATCCTCAAATGCGGATTGGAGACTAAGCTGTGACTACCGAAACCATTGTGATGACTGACCGCACGCCGGTCTCGTTCTGGAAGAAGATCAACCCGCTCTGGTGGCTGGTCGGTCCCGATGGCTGGAACGTCCCCGACGTGAACAACGGCGAGCCGTACCTGCCGGAAGTGACGAACATCTGGCTCCGCCGCTTCTACTGGTTCATCTGTCGCAACCCGCTGATGAACTTCGTCGGCTACGTCCTCGGCGTCGAGGACAACAACTACCGCGTCGAGGGCACCGCCCCCGTCCTGCTCACCACCTGGCGCGACGCTACGCCGCCGAAGACCGGCTGGAAGTGGGCGCTGCTATGGCCGCAGATTAGCTGGCCCGCGTTGCTCATGGCGATGCTGTGGATCGTGCTCACGTCCTTCCACCCCGTGTTCTACATCCCGTGGGTGTGGGCGATGTTGAAGTTCGCAGGACCCCTGCCCTTCATCTCCTACAACGGCGCGGTCGAGTTCTACATGGGTTGGCGTCCGGCCTCGGGTGGGTTCGGCACAAAGATCGTGCTGCACAATGACTGAGAGCAAGCTGGTAGCCCGACCGCTGACCGAAAAGCAACGCATCGCTCTTCTCGCCGTGGCGCGCGGAGGGATACGCGTGGTCGAGCGCGTCGGTCAACACGGCGCTCAATACTACGAGATGTTGGCCCCTGGTGGTCATCAGATCGGCGGACAGTTCGCGGCGCTCAAGCGTCGCGGCTTCGTCTGTTGGAAGCGAGGCCCTGCGTTGACCATCGCCGGAGCGTTCGAGCTGTACTTCGACGTGTCACTATTGGACTGCCCGGCCGACGCCGACTGCCGCACGACTTGCTGTTGTGGCGACCTTGTCGAGCACCACGGTATGGGCAGCGGCCACAGCCCCGTGCCGATGCACGACTATTATTGCGAAGGCAGAGCGTGAGCATCCGCGAGAACATTGTAGCGCTCGGCTACCTGGCGGTGCCGAGCGGGTGGATCGTGCTGCTCGCCGTCCTGGCTGTCGGGCACTATCTCGGAAAGTGGTGAATGGGTAGAGAGCTTCGTCCATACCAGATCGAGGACGGCAACTACGTGGCGGGTCGCTTCGCCACGCTGATCGGCCATGAGCCTCGCGTCGGTAAGACCAACGTCGCGATCCGTGGCGCAGACTTGGTTGAGGCCAAGCTGGTCGTTATCGTGTGTCCGGCCGCCGTGAAGGAAAGCTGGCGCGAAGCCATCTTGGAGTTTCGCAAGGCGGGGTGGTGGGCCATCATCGTCAGCTACAACAAAGCGCCGAACGTCCTGAAGGTCGTGCGCGGCAAGAAGTACGTGCTGATCGTCGACGAATCGCACTACGCCAAGGATCGCGCGGCGCAGCGCACGAAGGCCGTCTACGGCACGCTGTGCGACAAGATCGGCGGCCTGGCCGAGTATGCGACCAACGTCTTCTGCCTGACCGGCACGCCGATGCCGAACAATCCCACTGAGCTGTGGCCGATGCTCCGCGCGCTCGCCCCGGAGCTGATCGACAACGGGCGCGGCAAGCCGCTGAGCTGGTCCGCCTTCCGCGACAAATACTGCCGCATGGTCAACACGCCGTTCGGCGTGAAGATCGCTGGCTCAAAGAACTACAAAGAGCTGAAGCAGAAGCTTGCAGGCTTCGTGATTCGGCGCACGCGCCAGAGCGTCTTCGGCCGCGACATGCTCCCGCCTACCAAGGTGTTCGTGCGCGCAGGCCAGAAGGAAAAGAAAGAACTCGACGCGCTGATGCAGTCCGAGCAAGGGCGGCTGGTCGCCGAAGCCTTGCAGTCTGCGAACCCGCTCAAGGCGCTCGCGAAGCAGGAGAAGCACGTCGCCGGTCTGCGCCGAACGTTCGGCCTGGCGAAGGTGCCCGGCGTGATCGACCTCGTCACCGAAGAGCTGCGCGGCGATCCCAAGGCGAAGATCGTCCTGTTCGCCTACCATCACGACGTGATCGACGCGATCCGCCAGGGCTTGAAAGAGTTCGGCGTGGAGGCGTTCGACGGCCGCACCACGGACGCGCGGAAGCAACGCATCAAGCAGCGCTTCCAGACCGATCCGGAGTGCCGGGTGGTCGTCGGTCAGCTCACGGCTATGGGTGTCGGTCTCGACTTCAGCGCGGCCGACGACGTGATGTTCGTGGAGCAGTCATGGGTGGGGGACGAGAACGAGCAAGCGCGCTCGCGTATCTTCAACATGAACTCGCCCGAGCCGAAGTTCACGCGCTTCGTTGTGCTGGTGGGATCGCTCGACGAGCAGATCATCGCAGCGTGCGAACGCAAACTGTCCGATACGCGACGGCTATTTAATTGACGAACTTGTAAGGTCTGTGAGATTACACAGACACCAACACGGAGACACCGATGCGGCTTCCCGGTTTCATCACTGACATTCTCTGCGCCAAAGTGTGGAGCGTCATGCAGCGGCGCAAGCCCGACGTTCAGATCGGGCGCGACGAGCGCGGCATTCCCTACATGGAGCGCTGGCACGCGATCAAGCGCAACAGGTTCTTCAACGTCTACCTGCATCTCTACCACCACGACGACGACCGCATCCTGCATTCGCACCCGTGGTGGTCTGTCTCGATCCTGGTCTCCGGCGCGTTGCGCGAGTTCTACACGCGCACGTCGGAAGGTGCGAACCGTCCGGAGCTGCACAAAGCCCGGACGGTTCGCCGAGGCGGCATCGTCTGGCGCAGCGCCGACATGTTTCACCGCCTCGAAGTAGCGGGCAACCGCACCATCACGATCTTCATCACTGGTCCGAAGTTCGCCAAGTCCTGGCACTTCGCCTGCAAGCGCGGCTTGATCCACTGGAAGCAATTCGTCTCAGTGGGTCGCGGCGGACAGGGCTGCGGTGAAGACGACGATTACCCCAAGCGCGCTTGACCTCAGTGTAAGGCGCGTCACCTATCAACCCCCACAGGAGACTACGACTACATGCCGTTCCCGTTCCAGATGACCTTCGGCGGCGCTACCCCCGACGAGCTGAAAGCCAACGTCGCCGCCTGGCTCGGCACCACCAGCACCAAGGCGGTGCTGAGCGGAGCTGAGCAGGCCCGCCTCCGCAGCGACGCCGTCGTCGTTCCGCCCGCTGGCGAGAAGGACAAGACCGAGACCAAGGCCCCGACCGCAGCCGAGAAGAAGGCCGCCGAGAAGGCCGCTGCGAAGAAGAAGGCCGAGGAAGAAGCTGCCGCGAAGGCCGCCGAGGAAGCCGCCAAGGCCGAGACCGACGAGACCGATCCGCTCGACGAAGGCAGCGACGGTGACGAAGCCGAAGCGCTCACGCACGACGACGTGAAGAAGCTGCTCGTCGAAGTGCGCGGCAAGCACCCGCAGGACGCGACCATCGTGTCGAAGCTCGTCGCCGAGCACGGCAAGGCGAAGAAGCTCAGCGATGTCGACGAGGCCCTCCTGCCCGCCATCGCCGCCGCCTGCCGCAAGCTGCTGGCCTGATCCCTTCACCATGACGCCCCGGCCCTTCTTCACAGGGCGGGGCGTCCCCTCACCTTCACGGAGCCCCCCCCCCCATGCGTAACGCAGATAGCTATCGCGGCGCTCGCCGCAACAACGCCCGCCGTGAAGGCTGGCTGAAGAAGTGGCGCAACGGCATGTTTGCCGTCGCCGCCAATGACAAGGCCAAGCTCAACGAGCGCGCTGTCATGGCGAACTCGGCACGCGAGGAAGCCGCCAGGGCGCTCGTCGCCGCTGGCGTCCTGGCGCAGCCGACCGTCGCAACCGCCGCGATGCTCGACTTCTACAGCCGCGTCCCCGCGCCGCGCTCGCGCGTCGTGAACCGCATCATCCGCGATCTGCGGCGGCAGATGCCCGCCGTGCGCGCCGCCTGATCCCCACCACCCACGGAGCCGAGAGCATGAACGCTCAAGAACTGAAGAACGAGGGCATCAACCGCACCCTCGATAACAACGCCGCCTGGAAGGAAGGCGCGCTGTACGTCGTCAAGAACCTGCCCGCCGACTGGCGCGGCACGGGCGAGGACATCCGCGCGCTCGTCGACGAAGAGCCGAGCCACCCCAACGCGTGGGGCGGCCTGGTGAGCAAGGCGGTGAGCGAGGGCTTCATCAAGCCGACCGGCGAGTACACGGCGATGGTCTCCAAGAAGAGCCACGGCCGCAAGACCGCCGTCTACGTGAAGGCCGCCTGATGTACGGGATCAACATGGACGACGCGATCACCACCACGCCGCAGATGCAGGCGGACAACCTGATCGCCGCCGAGATCGGCCGCCAGGACCGCATGTGGGGCGACACGAACGACCGCGCCGACATCTCGCAAGGCCAGCTCTTGCAGGCCGGTGTCGCGCAGCTCGACTTCATCTATCTGGCGACGCGCCAGGGGCATATCTGGACGCGCGAGGAAGCGCTGAAGCTCGCCGAGCAGGCCGTCTTCCCCAAGGATTGGGGCGGCTTCCGCGACTACGGATCGGACGTTGCGAACCTCGTCGTCGCGGCGGCCTACATCCGCCAGGAGATCGTCCGGCGCATCCGCAACGGCGAGAGCACGTTCCGTTCGTCTCGCAACGTGGAGACGCAGCCCTACGCCGAGAGCTGCAAGCCCAACGTCATCGAGCCGTGAGCAACGGCGTCCGACGCTTTTGGGAAGACGGCGAGTCGGGTCGCAGGGGGTTCACTGAAGGTGATCTGCCCGATGGCCCGCTCGTCGAAGAGATCACCGCACGCGAGTTCTACGAGCGCGAGGCCCAGACGCTCGCGTGCGGCTGGCCCGCACTCCACCAACCTAAGCGGCCGGAGATATGCCCCTGCGGTTTTATCTTCCCAGGCAAGTCCGACCAGCAATGGCACGACCCCGCGCTTAGCGCGGAAGACGAAGAGGCACTGAGTTGAAACAGCATTCCGGCAGAGCACATAGCAAGCTCGGACCTTCCGCAGCATCCCGTTGGATGGTCTGCGTGGGCTCTGTCGGCATGTCCGAGGGCCAGGAGAACAAGAGCACGGTGTTCGCCCTCGAAGGGACGGCCGCGCATGAGTTCAACGAGTTCATCATCACCAACGGCCACGATCCGCGCGATTGGATCGGCGGCCTGGTCGACCTCCAGGCCACTGGCGACGAGCTGAAGTTCCTGCGCAGTGGGGACAACGTCGAGATCGACCGCGAGCGCTACTTCGAGATCGACGAAGAGATGGTCGAGGGCTGCGAGCTGACCATCGAGACCATTGAGAAGTATCTGAGCCGCGTCGACGGCGACGAGCTGTTGCTGGAAACGAAGCTCGACATGAGCTGGATACACCCGAAGCTCTTCGGGACCGGCGACATCCTGATCTACAAGCGCCGAACGAAGCACCTGATCGTGCTCGACTACAAGTATGGCAGCGGTCACGTCGTCGAGGTCAAGAACAACCCGCAGGTCCGCACCTACGCGGTCGGCGCAGCGCGGATGTTCGAGAAGGAAGGCGTCGAGAAGATCACCAGCGTCATCATCCAGCCGCGCGCCTACCACAAGGACGGAGCGGTTCGCGAAGAGACGATTGATCTGTTCGACCTCTACGAGTTCGAGTCTGAGCTGGCTGTCGCCGCCCAGGCAACGGACGACCCCAATGCCCCGCTCGTCGCGGGCGAGCACTGCAAATTCTGCCCGGCCGCTCACGGCTGCGAGGCGCTCCGCGACTTCGTTCGCGACGGCCTCGGCGTGAAGAAGCTGAAGCCTGGCGAAGAAGTCACGGAGAAGCACTTGCCCTCACTGAAAGACCTAACGTCTGCGCAGCTCGGGCGCATCGTTCGCGAAGCCAGGGTGTACGAAGGGTACATCCGTCGCGTGCTTCAGCACGCCCACGCCGAGGCGCTCGACGGCCGCATCCCCGATGGCAACAAGCTGGTCGACAAGCGAGCGTATCGCAAGTTCACCATCGGCGACGATGAGATCATCGCGATCCTCGATCTCGAAGGGTTCACCGAAGACGACTACCTGAAGGACCCCAAACTGCTCACGCTCACGCAGCTCGAAAAGGCTGTCGGCAAGAAGAAGTTCGCCGAGCTGTTCGGCAAGGCGGACAGCCCCGACAAGTTCTGGAAGAAGGAATCGAGCGGCTACGTGCTCGCGCCCATTGAGGACGCACGCGAGCAGGCGAAGCTGAGCACAGGCGACGCGTTCGGTGCGGTGGAGGACGACGATGAGTGAGACCCTATTCGACAGTTTCCGCGCGTTGCTTGGCGTCGGGATTTATACCGACTTCCAGTTGACCGATATCGGCATCCACTTGAAGTGCTGGCGCACCGGCAACAGCCGACGTGTTGAGGTCTCTCACTGCATATTGTGGCAACAGGTAGAAGCCTCCCGACAGCCGCATAGTCTCTTCAAATACTACGCCGATCTGTCTCGCGCAAAAATTGAACGCGCCGAGGCATAGTTGAATTGGGTTTCGCCTGCACCCGCCCCTTGAGTGGGGGAAAGCGGCGACGTTTGCGTGACGAGTAAGGTCTGTCACCTGACGACCTGAGACCTAGGAGGGTAACCTTTCTATGACTACCGACCTGAAGAAGTGGCACTACATCGAGAGCGAAGACCGCTGGATGTCTCCGAAGGGACGCCTGGTGTTCGTGGCGCTCGCGAAGAAATTCCGTGCCCGCGATGCCAAGCCGGATGACGAAGGCCAGTTCGCCGCGTCGATGATCTTCGCGCCCCATGTGAACCACGCGCCCATCGAGAAGGTCATCCTCGACCTGGCGGTGGCCGAGAAGTTCAAGAACAAGAAGGGCAAGATCATCGAGTCGTCGGTCCTGTCCGACTTCACCAAGTGGTCCGACCACAAGCTGAACTTCCCGTTCCTCGACGCCGACATCAACCTGGCCGACATCACGTCGAAGGGTGAGCCGGTCGATCTGGAAGGCTGGAAGCTCATTCGCCCGAACGCCTATTCGAAGCGTCCGGTCGTGCGCAACAGCGCCGGTGAGGTTCTCGATCTCGACGACATCCAGACCGAGGCGTACAGCGGCCGTTGGGGTCGCCTGATGCTTCAGCCGAAGGCGTACAACCGCGACGACAACAAGGGCGTCAAGTTCTACGTCGACGCCGTTCAGTTGCTCGGCAACGACGACTCGATCTCGAAGGGCGGCGGTTCGAAGGGCGAAGCCTTCAGCGCGGTCGACGACGAGGACGAAGACGAGGACGCGCTGGACTGATGGCGAAGATCAAGTTCAAGAACGACCGGGGCATCCCCGATCTGCGCACGCTGAAGTTCAAGGATGGGGGTGGCGACACCCTCATCGCTTCGGTGGACCCCGCAGTGAATGCGCGTGAGCACTACTGGCTCACGTTCAGCGTCAACGACGGGGACGTTATCGGCATGGATCGGGACGAGGCGGTCGACTTCGCAATCGCCATCATGCGCGAGGCTACACACCGTGAGTGACGAACCCAACAACGCCGACAACGTCGACACCGATGTCATGAAGAGCTACGTCGAGCGGCTCTTCAACATCGAGCAGGGCTTCGCTGACGTGAAGGCGGAATACACCGACTCGAAGGCCGACCTGAAGACCGAGATCAAGGGTCGTTCGGACGAGACCGGCGTCGACTTCAAGCAGGTCGCCGCCCTGGTGAAAATCCGCATGAACGAAGCGGCAGCTCTCGACGAGCAGGCGGCGCACGACACCAACATGTCGCTCTATGAGCAACTGTTTGGCTTCAACACCGCGACTTCGGAGCTGGCTGAGGACGACCCCCTCGGCTAGGGAATTTAGTTGACGTGTAAGGTGCGTCAGCTTACATTTCGACCACTGCACTAATGGACAGCGATGTTCCACCAACGCAGGAGGGCCGCATGCGAAGCGCCTAAGAAGCGCAGCGGGCGGGGGATAGTACCCCGCCCGTTTTCGCATCACCGACAATGGAGACACAGTGAAGAATATCGGCGCAGCTATGAACGGCGGCAACGGCAAGCGCGAGAAGGGCGATGAGTTCTTTCCGACTGCGGAGGGGACGACGCGCGCCTTGATCCCCACCCTGCGCGAGATCGGCTGGCCGAACGACGTGTGGGAGAACGCCTGCGGAGCCGGTCATATCTCGAAGCAGCTCTTGGCTGCGGGCTTCAACGTCTTCTCGTCTAACCTGACGGATCGTGGCTACGGCCGGATCGGCGTGAACTTCCTGTCGCAGGATCGCCCGCTCGCTCCGTCGATCATCACCAACCCTCCCTTCTCGCTGTCGGACGAGTTCCTCGTTCACGCGCAGACCATCCTGGGGATCGACCACATTGCGATGCTCCTGCCGAGCGGCCTGTACCACGCCAAGAACCGCGTCGAGCTGTTCGCGATGCACAAGCCCTCGTTGATCCTGCCGCTCACCTGGCGGCTCGACGTGACCGGCGAAGGCCGTCCGACCATGAACTGTAGCTGGTACATCTGGACGACGCTTCTGCCGCCGATCCGTGGCTTCCAACCGCTCACCAGCACCGAGAAACATCCGGGGCGCTACGATGCGGCATGAAGCCCTAGACAAATTCGCCGATTGGGAAGTGCTCGGCTACGACAGCGCCGCCGATATGATGCGCGAGATGGGGATCGACGTTCCCCCCTCTCTGCGCGAGCGCTTCGGCTATGGCCCCGTCACTCGTCGCACGGCGATCCACAAGCCTGCCGAACTGCATCTCGATTGGGAAACGTACAGCGAGATCGACCTGCCCGATGTCGGCGCGCACAAGTACGCCGAGCACAAGAGCACGGAGATTCTTTGCGCCGCCTATGCGTTCGGCGACGATGAACCGCAGCTCTGGTTTCCTGACGAGCCCTGCCCCCAGGACATCGTCGACCACGTCAAGGCTGGCGGCGAAGTCCACGCCTGGAACGCCAACTTCGAACGGCTGATCTGGCTGTACGTCGCAGGCCCGAAGTACGGCTGGCCGGTCCCTGACCTGCGCCAGTACCGTTGCATCATGGTCCGCGCGATGGCGATGAACATGCCCGCGAAGTTGGAGCACGCCGCTCCGGCTTTCGGCCTGCCGATCCGCAAGGACGATGTCGGCTCGCGCGTCATCAAGCAGCTCTGCAAGCCGCGTAAGCCGTCGAAGAAGAACCCGGAAACGCGCTTCACCCCGGAGAACGCGCCGGACAAGTTCAAGATCATCTACGACTACTGTCTGCAAGACGTTCGCGTCGAGCAGGGCATCGGGCATCGCGTCACCAAGCTCATCTCGCGCGAGCAGGAGCTTTGGTTCCTCGATCAGATCATCAACGACCGTGGCATCATGGTCGACATGGACTTGGTCGCCAAGGCCGAGAAAATCTGCAACGAGGAAAAGGAAGCCCTTGAGTTCGAGCTGCGCCAGGTCACCGAACTGCGCGTCTCGACGCTCGGCGCGGTCAAGCAGCTCAAAGAGTTCGTCAACGCCCGTCTGGCCGATGAGCTGTCAGACCATCAGATTGAGAACTGCTCGAAGGAAACGCTCGAAAAGCTGCTCGGCCGGGACGACCTGCCGGACGATGCGCGCCGTGCGGTCGAGATCAGGCTAGAAGCCGGTAAGGCGTCCATCGCCAAGCTGAAGGCCTTCACGGAGCGCGTCTGCAAGGACGGCAAGATCAAGGGCTCGCTGCAATACCACGGCGCGACACAGACCGGCCGATGGGCCGCGCGTGGCGTGCAGTTGCAGAACTTGCCGCGTCCCGACCCCGCGCTGAAGACCGACGTTCCGTTCGCCATCAAGTGCATCAAGGC